TAATTGATATGGTATAGAATTATTAATTTTAGGAGCCGGTGTTATATAACTTCCAGTTAAAAAACTTACATTTGCATTAACAACAGGAATATCATTACTAAATAACCCAGACGAAGATTTATAATATAAAAAGTTTTCAAATTCATCAAATGTTCCAATTAAATTATTATATAATGATTTATAATCCGAAGCATTTGTTACTGCAGTACCTCCCGATAACGTTGCTGTTGATGATGATTGTGCTGTATAATATTCTAGTAATTCTAATTTATATTTAAAATTTGATAATCGTTCTGTTGCAGAACTATAAAATATAAAATTATTAAAATCCGTATAATCAATATTTAAATCAATACCAGATAAACTTCCAGAAAAATATGAATCTATAATTTGTTGAGATGTTTGTAAAGATGATCCTAATAAATCATTCCAGTTTTTTAAACTAGTTTCAGACGATTGTAATGATTCATCATATGCATCCCAATTTATATCATTTAATACATTGTATTGAATTTCAACTTCTTGTTCAGAAATTGCTACATTATCTACATATGGTAACTGAGTTTCACAAACAACCCAACATTTAAAATTTTCTTTGAATATATCTGTGTCTATTGGTTTATATGTTTTAACGAATAAATATTTTCCTATAATAACACTATTAACAAAATGTATTGTTTGATTTTTTCCAAAATTTAGTAAATAATTTTTACTTGTTTGTGTATTAAATACTGTTTGATTTACATTATTTATCCAATCAGTTATCTGTAATAAATGTTGACTATTTGTTTCATCTAATAATCTTAATCTAATTTCTGTTTTATCAGCTGATATTTTATCAATTACAAATGAAGGAGTATCGTAACTTCCAATTTTATTTTCAAAGAAATTAACAGCAAATCTATAATTACCAGAAGTTAATTGTAAATCAGAAAATTGTTGATATACATCTAATGTATAAGCATTATTTAAAAATATTGGATTATTATTTTCATCAATTCTTTGTCCAGTAAATGCAGATAAATTTACACTGTTATATTTTCCGGTAATCCATTCGTCTCCAGAATATATATGAAATTCTGTATCATGATATCCAGTATCAAATATATATTGTTGATTGTTTCGTAAAAATATATTACGATCTATATCACGATATCTATAACCTTCTATAGCATTTAAGCTTTCATTTATTTGGTTGATATTTGAATATTGTGTTAACATAATTAGCTAGGTCCTGATGGCATTTGTAGATCTGTTAAATCTGGAATATCGAAACGTACAGATCCTTGGACTATATTGTAATCAGTTATAGTTCCTGCAGTATTTTGTGTTCCCCATCCAATAAAGTATATATCTAAATCAAATGATGTTGATTGATTATTTAAAAATTCTATTTTAAATTTTTCTGAAGTATTAGGTACAAATCCGTTTGGAAATACGTCGGCTATATTTAATGTCCATCCTCTGTATGGGTCTCCTGCTTTTTCTGGACATAATAAATCTACAGAACTACCATTATTTTTATTACCATTTCTATCACGTAATTCAAATGAAATATTTGTTCCATCATGTAATAGTCGATATTTAGTACCTGTTCTAGTAAGATTTAATGTTAATTTATACCAAATATATTTTGGTCCGTTAGTTGTAGATAAACTTTCTCCATTTAAGCCAACATAATATGTATCAAACGGACTTGCTAAATTTGCTATTTTATAAGTCGACGCACTGCCTCCTGTTATATTTTTTTTAAGTACTGTGCTATTTATAGGAATATATTCTAGAGGAGATGCTCCAGTAGTAGTATCAAATTTTAATTTTTCTCCGATTGCTGTTACTGCAGTATTTCCATTAATTAGTTCATTTAATAATGATTCAGCTGTTAAATTAAATGCATTACTATATATTGATCTATATGGTCCAAATGGATCATTATCTGCACCAATATTATAATTACCTAAGTCACTTGTAGTATTATTAAAATTATCAACTCCGATTCCAATATAACTTGTAGAAAATTCATCTACAGCAAATTCTGCAAATCTAAATTGTCCCAATGTTTCAGAAATTCCATTAAATGAAATAAAACCAAAATTTGGCCCATTAATGTTTAAATATTTATTTGCTGGAATATTATTTGCAGTACCATCTGTTGTAAAACTAATTTTACCATAAGCATTTCCTTCTAAAAACGCATCTTCTGGTGTATAATCATCGCCTATTTCATAACCATCAAATACAGATACAGGAATTGTAACAACGGTTTCTTCATTATATCCAGTATTATTTCCATTTGAATCAGTAGAAAAATAATTGTCTTCACCATTATCTTTTCCATTAATAGTACCAGCTATATTTGCAAAAGGAGGTAATCCATTTTTTAATGCCCATGTGCTATCTGATCTAATAAAAAATTTTCTTTTCTTTCCAGCTTGTATATAAAATTTATCACTTCCGCCGGCGGATACAACTAATCGTCCGGCAAATGGATCATTAGATATAGCATTTTGTATATCTATATCTAATAATGAGTCATCAAATTCAATATCATCAACAGTTGTTGATATCGTTGCTGGAAATTTAAAATATCTAAATTGGGTATCAATAGCAGATACTATAGATCTATTTGTAAAATTATTACTTATATTTTCAATTACTAGTAATTCATTGTTCTCATTTTCACGTAAAGATATATTACCTTTATTATCTCTAGAATTTACATATGAAATATTTGACTTATATAAAGAGCCACTAACACGATATTTTTCATATTCAGATAATTCTGCTAATAATGGAACATACGGTTGATTTTGAGTAGAATTAGAAGTAGCTGGAGTATTAGTATTTGATCTTCCTACTAATGCAGTACCAACAACTGTCGACTGATTTCCAGAAGTTATTGGAATTAATTGTACACTTCCACGATCGTGTGTTGCTCCGGTCATATAATCACCATTTGCCATAGTATGATATGGACCTACATAATCAGCTCCTGTTGTACTAAGTGTAAATTGTCCTAAAACAGCTGTTTGAATAGTAGATGGTGTTGCAGCTTGCGGCGTTGTAGCATAACTTGTTCCTTGAGAAACTTTTGGATATTGTTTTAATTTTTGTATCAACATGTTATCTTACTACTTTAAAAAATAAATCGTCTTCAATAAATTCTTCATAAAATCCAGAAACAACTTTAAATGCTAATCTATAATATCTTTCTGACATTAATCCAGTCATATCAATATTAATAAAATTACTAGTTGAATCACAACTTATTTTTGTATATTGAGTATCATATGGAACTACAATTTCATCTGTTGCTGCATCTATAATAGAATATAATGTTCCTTCTGGTAAATATTTTACTGTTTGTTGTGGAAATAAATTAGTTGGAGATTTTTGAGGATATTTATCTCGAGCATATATTCTAATTTTATTTACACTAGTATCTTTATATTCTTTTTGTAAACTAGTATATATTTTATATGAATCAATATCAAATGCACTCAATGTTCCACTATCAAATGTTGATTTATCAAATAACATTAATATTCTTGGCACATATATAGTATGAGTTTCTCTACTAAAGAATCTTATATAACCTGTTTTAGTAGCATCGGCTTCATCTGATTCAGAAAATTTTAAAAGGAATCCATAATTAGGTATATCAACACCGCCGCTACCACTTATCCATGTTTTAACGGCTCCTGTGACATCCATATTAATGTCAGTTGGTCTAGTACTAAATGATTCTGAAATACCATTCCCAATTCCTGGTTGTGTAAAAAATGATTGGGAATAAAAACTAGAACTATATAATCCTTCACTAACTTGATATAACCAACTACCACCTTTACCTGATCCAGATACATATAAAGAAGTTCCAGGAATATTATAATTTTGAGATCCAGAAATCCAATTTGATCCAGATTTTGGAGTATTCCAACAAACACCGTCTGTTATTGCTGGATTACTATTTTGAAATCCTGTTCCATTATTCCAATTATTTGCTACCAAATTTGCATCAATTGTATATGAAGCTGGTAAATTTTTTGCATTAGTAGTATATAATTGTAACATAAATTTACATGAATTTAAATCTACTGAATATTTTTGTAATGCTGTTGTAATATCATTCATATCAAATTGAACAATAAATCTAGAATCTAAATAATTATCACCAGAAGTTGATAAACGTTTTCCTACTTCTAATATTTCATCAAGTCCAGTATTATAAGTTGGTAATGATTCATATAATGTTGCATCTGCATTTGGATAAATAATTTTAAACATATATTACCTTAATAATTTACTACTTTACCTTTTATGTCACGATTTAAATATTTTATTTCAAAAATAGAAGGATCTAATGGCGGATAAATTACTCCTTGTTTAGTAGCTGATGTTATATCATATACATTTCCTGAATATCCTTGGGCTGTATCAAATACGTTTTTAAATGTTACTCCTATAACATTTTGAACGCCTGATACATTTCCTATTTCATTCATTACTTCTGTTTTAACAATTGGTTGATTAATTTGCCATTTATCAATATCAAAATATTTTTTCATTGCATCTACACAATTTAATAATACTTCGTTTGAATTATAATTATTTCGTATGATAATTTCAAAATCTAATGCTATATTAACTATTAATGCATCTTGAATGTTAATAGCATCAGTTAATATTCTATAATATGATAAATAATTTTGTAAATTGGTTTTAATTGCATTATTTAATTGAGTTAATTGTTTTGATTCATTGAATCCTAAAACATGTAAGTTTAATGCTAATGGATTTGGAACTCGCTCTGATACAAATTTATTTTGTGACAATTGATCGTCTGGAACTATATAAGCTTTTGATATACTTCCAAATTTTGATGGCATTGAATAACATCTAATAATATAGTCATCTTTTGTTACTAATCTATTTTGAGTTGCAAAATTACTCATAGCATTATTTTTTATATCTTGTATTGTATCAGAACTTTTTGCTCCCGATGCTGGATTTGGATTATTTACAGCTAAACTACTTTTTGCAAATCTAATCATTCCAGCACTAGCGGTAGTATTAGGATCATCATAAAATTCAACAAATTCTATGTCTGTTACTAAATTAGATGTAATATTATCACTAACTCCTTTACCTGTTGTATAAGTAACTGTTAATGTAGTATTCGAAGGAGCTTGTCCATAAGTTCTTGTATATAAAAAGTTAGAAGGATCAATATCAACATTTACTCCATGTCCCATTCCTTGTAATCCATTTCCTACATTTTTAGGATTAGGAACAATTTCTTCATCATTGTTATCACTAATACCAGCACCAAATTGTATTTCAACGGTATTGTCACTTCTTAATCGTGTAATAAATCTTTTAGATGTTTTCCTTAATTTTAATAAGTATGGTGCTGAATCTCTATATTGAGCAAAGTCTGGATCATTTTGTATTAAATTTGGAACTTCATTAAATACAGTGTCTTGACCTAAATATGGTACTTCTGTCCAAACATCTCCATCTGATTCTGTAATACTAATTATATTAATAATATTTGTATCTGTTAAAACTACTTTATCATATTGTTTAGGACTATTAAAACTAAATGTAGCAGTTTTTACTATACCAGAAACTGCTGGGGTTTGTTTCTTTAATAAATAATATGTAGGCTCATTAGTGGAATCATCACTTTCATATACTGTTACTTCAGTAGGATTAATAGATGATGAAAATGCAAAATCAACATCGCTTAAAGTTCGAAATTCAACAGATCCATTATTTTGTTTTGCTCGCATTCCAGATTTAATTGATAATGCAAATGAATAATCTGGACGATTATTTGCTCCAGATCCAATAGCCGGCACTAATTGAAATACGTCTAACGAAACATATGAAGGAATAACATTTTTAGCATTATATCCTAAAGCTTTAGCTAAATCGTATATATTTTTTCTTTCTGATGCTTGTTCTAATAATGATTCTTTTAAATTATTATCAGCATAATAACTTAATACATCTCCAACATATGAAGCCATTTCCATAAATAACATTCCAGGAGAAGATTCATTAAAATCAGTATAATCATTAGGAAAATATTGTTTTGTAAAATCTATTAGATTTTTTCTAAATTGACCAAAATCTTTTCCTAAATATGATATGTCTTTTGTTACTTCCATATAATCCTTATTCAATTCTTACAATTCCATCTTGATCTGCAAAAATTATTATAGTCTGCTCAGATCCAGTACTGGTAACAATAAATCCGATAGAAATTTTAATTTCATGAGCAAGAGTATCATCATCTTCAGATGTAACTATATCTAATTTAGATATTTCAATATATGGTAACCAAAAAGAAACAGCTGATGTAATAGTTTCTTCTATAAAGCTTTTTAATCCATCTGTAATTGGCTCAAATAATACATTTAATAAATCTGTTCCAAAATTTGGCTGTTCAAATCTTTCGCCTTTTCTTGTTAATAATAAACTTTTAATATTAGTAGAAGCTTGTTCATCGGTTGTAAAGCTTTTTCTAAAGATTCCTTTGCCATTGAATGGAAATTTAACTCCTTTTGCAATGTCTGGAATTTTAGTTATATCATTTGCTGGTACAACCTGGTATGCCATTATATATTACCTTTGCTTTTTATTATCAATTGCTTTCATTAATGCAGAATAATCTCGAGTCATTGCTTTTTGTATAGTAGGATCAACACTCAATGTTTTTCCTGTTTCAGGATCTGCAATTATAGCTGTTTCTTGCATATTTCTTTGTATTCCAAATCCTTGTGCATTTTTTGAAGTCATGACTATATCTTCTGTCATTAAATTTTTATAATCTGCAGCTGATTTATTTTCTGTTAATCTATCTGTTTCATTTAATATAGCTGCAAATTTATTTTCTTTAAATTGCACTTTATTTTTAGAAGATTTTACAGGACTTTCAGTAATACTTGTAATTGATTTTTTTGTAGACATATCATTTATTGTAGACTTTAATCCTTCTTGTAATATTTCTGTTAATTCTTGTTTTATAACAGATCTTATTTCTTCTTTTATAACTTTTCTTAAAATATTAATAAATTTTGATTGTTCCATTTGTTCTTCTTTTTTTATAAATATTAACGTTAGTAATTTACGGGCGTTCCCCACCCATTATTTGTTTTAGGTCCATATATATGTTTTCCATTAGTATCAACATAATAATCTCCTATTTTTCCCAAATCTTCATTTGGTGCTGTTGTACCTTCATAAGATTGAGCTGGTGCTTCTTGTAACGATGTTAATAAACTTTGTTGTGATTCTACTAAATTATTAATAGTATCTAATTGTTGTTTTATATCATCAGTAGAAACATTTGTTTGTGTATAAAATTCTGTGCCTATTGTATAATCATCTTGGCGACTTCCAGTTGATCCCCAACCAACGCCATTTACATTATTATATCCTTCACCTGACCATAACCATATTCCTTTTCCATCATTAAATGGTGATTTTGGAGTGGGTGGCACACCGGATGGTGATCCTAATTCTCCAGATCCAGATATTAACGTCCATGATCCACCAGGATATCCAGGTATAGAATCACTATAATCTAAATTATCAAGAGCATTTTGAAGGCCTTGTGTTCCAGATATACCTATATCATTTGCATTTTGATTACATGCTTGTCCTATTATATTTGCAACCGGAACCAAACTTTGAACAAGTTCATTTAAATTTGCATTTATTTTTGGACTTAACCCTTTAATTAATTTTTCAACAGCTGTTCCAGCGTTAGCAATAGTTAAGTTTTGAGCTAATATTAATTCTGGAATAATTACCATTGGAGCTGTTATTGGATTTAATAATTGAGCCGCTTTGATTGTATTTGCAATTCCAATAATAGTTTGCAGTCCAGATGTTATTTTATCAACAATTGGTATAATATCTTGTAGTTTTGTTATTAATTTATTTACTTGTTCAATTCTTTTACGTAATGCTTCTATCCTAGGATCATCACATTTTATATCATCAGGTAATGATATAGCTTCTTGAACTGCAACAGTTACATTGAATGTAATATTATCTAATAATTTTGAAACTTGATTGTCTATAATAGACGTTAATTGATCTGGAATTATTGGTATTTTATTTAATGGTGGTGTTAACATATTATTTATCCAAGTAATGATTACTACTATTAATATTTCCTAATTTTTCACGTAATGTAAAAAGTTTATCTAATTGAATTGGTGTAGAAACTATTCCTGCGGGTGTGTATACAACACCAGCAACTATTACATTAATTAATTCAGATAAAATATTTTTTAATTCATCCCCTTTTACTAATGGGTGTTTTGCTGATTCTGATCCTATTCTTAAATCTGGTGTATTCAATGTTATCCTATTTGGAGTATCTAATATAATAGAATCAGACTTAGCTCGTAATATAATTCTATTTGCATCTCCAATTAATTGAGAAGTATTAAAATCATTTAATGCTCTAGATTTTGTTAATCCTGTTGATAATGAAATTGTATCTAATTTTTGTGTAGATGTTAAATATATAGATGCATGATCATTTTCAAACGATTCTATAGTAAATTCTTTATTTGATTTATCAGAATGACCATTTGAAATAATAATTATTGGATCTCCATTTTGATCACCGTTCCACGATGGGGCAATTGTATAATTATTTTCTTTAATAGTGCTTCCTAATCTAATACTATTACTAAAACGGCCTTCTATTAATAAATCTCCTTCATATGGTTGCAATGGTGAAATTCGTTTTTCTTCAAATGATTTTCCTAATAGTTGATCATATACTTCTGATTTGTTTTCTTGATCTCCACGCAATCTTGCAACTCCAGGTAATGCATTATTATTTATTGCAGATTGTATACTATAAGCTGGTAAATAATACCATTGGGTTCTTTTTTTGCTGTCATTAGATTCTTGTTGTAATGCACTAAATACAATAACATGCTCGCCAATTAATGGTATTTGTTTTATATTTGGATTTGCTGGTCTAGCAGATATAATTCTAGATTCTAGTTCTCCATATGTTTGTACATCGATTTTAAATAAATTGTCAATGTATTCTGTAGAATACTTATACGTGTCATCATACGTATCAACTACTTCTGCTAGTTTAAATGTAACTGTATTAGTTAGTGACATTTTTATTCTCCAATGATGCTTTTACATTTGATATTTTTTCTTGAAGTTCTTTTTCTTCTTGATCAATTTTATCAATTTCTTCAGTTAGTTCTTCTTCGAAATCTTTAGATGCCATATCTAATAATTCCTTCTTTTCATCATCACTTAATAAAGAAGATTCTCCAGATATTGTTTGTGTTGTTGAAATATAACGTTGTGTTATTGCTGTTAATTTTACTAAATGATCATCGTTTTTAACAGCAACATCTAAATATTCTTTAATAAGCGGGACAATTATGGTTGCATCCGATGCAGTTCTTATAAGAGGCTGCAATTGTGAAATAAGTTGATTAATTTGTCTATCTTTCTTTTTAGAATTATGATAAACATCAGACATTAAGTCAGAAAAACTAGTTCCTTTAAATAATTCTTCTTTTATGTCCATAATGAGTCCTTTTAATAATAAATATCAAAAGGGTAAATTCACGAATTCATTTTGTTCGTATTCTAAAAATTTTTCTGAATATATTTGTTTTAAAACTTTGATAACTCTAGTTATATTATTAGTTTGTAAGCCTGTACGTTCTCTTATAAAAACATATAATGCTTTTTTATTATATTGTTCTATATTTTCACGATTTTCAAATATATGAAGAATTGAATCAGCAACATGAATATCTGACTCATTAGTAAAAATAAAATTAATATTATCGTAACAATATTTTATATATGAATCCATAAAAATTTTCAATGTTTCTTTCATTTCATCATTATGCATTTCTGTTTGAACATTTCTTTGTTCATCAACATTAATTGGTTCAGTGGTCTTTTTTAGTTTTGAATACCCTTTTTGATTTTCTGCAATTAAATAATTAAATGCTGTTCTTGTATAATAAGAATATGCTTTACCATGTTCCGGATTAAATTTATCCAATCTCATTGTTAAATAAGTAACTAAATCTGTTTGTAAATCACGAAACGAAGAATCAATATATTCACATTTCATTTTATTAATTAAATTTTCAGATAACTTCATGAAAGCAGGAAATATAAATCTTCTGTATATTCGTTCTTTTCTTACTTGCTCATGTTCGGTTCTATTATACGCAGAAACTGAATATTCTGTTATTTTTGTCCAATATCTATTACTTTTTTTCTTCCGTCTCGGCATTAAATTCCTCTTGTAAATTTGTTATTACTTGATTTAATTGATTAAATACAGTTCCAGTTTCATCATCTTTTTCAAATGCTCCCCGGCTATCTATCTTTTTCATTTCTTGGTATACAAGATTTATCTGATCATACATGTATTGAGACATATCTTCTAATTCTTTAATATATTCTTCTTGC